GGTGATGCGGTCAGAGGACTCCAGGTTTACGGTAGTAAAGTTGTAGTACCTGATGCACTTGTAATCGGTAAGTGGACCTAATAGGTCCGTCTTGGATGGGGAACCTTCGGGTTCCCCTATCCTTTTTAAAGGAATCAAATGAGCGTTAAGACAGAAAAAGACGAGCTGTTTAAAACAACGAAAGCAGAACACAACGTTACGCTGGACCGCCGGTTGAAACTTAGTGAACTTAAAGACCAGGTTGAAAGGTTGAAGCAAAACAAAGAAAACCCTGTCCCTGCGCCCCAAATAAAGAAGCCTAAGACGGTAAAAAATATATTTACCGGAAACTCGTTTCCTTATACCGAGGCGTTCGCGGGCTTGCCGGATTTAGAAGTAACTGAATGGGAAAAAGAAAATGCCTACGATTAAAGTTGTCGATGTCCTAAATAAAGCCAAAGTAATACTGCAAGATCCTGGGTCTGTTCGTTACTCGAATACAAATCTTTTACAGTTTTTAAATGACGGACAAAGAGAAGTAGTACTGCATAGACCTGATGCCGCATTAGTTTCTGGAAGTTTTGCTTGTGCAACAGGGAGTAAGCAAACATTACCAGCAACAGGTAATAGACTAGTTGATGTTGTTAGAAACACGAACGGTAAATCTGTCACTCAGATTGCAAGAAAGACGCTGGACCAGAACCTAATTAATTGGCACGAAGCGGTAGCAGGGTTGGACGGCATAGAGCATTTCGTCTACGAAACAATCGACCCAAAGAATTTTTACGTTTACCCTAAAGCCGCATCTGGAACGCACTCGATTGATATTATTTATAGCACCACACCGAGCAATATCGCTATAGCTAACTTTACAACTTCAACAGCGACGATAAATATCGACGATGTTTACGCCAACTGCCTAACTGATTATGTTCTCTACAGGGCTTATCAAATTGACAGCGATGAAGGCAACATTCAGAGATCTGCAATGCACTTTCAAGCGTTCGCACAAAGTCTTAGTGTAAAAACACAAGCTGACGCTGCCTCTTCACCTAGACCGACAGGTCCAGAGGTTAGAGCAATCGCTCAATGAAGTATTCAGATTTTACAGAATTTGTAAGACCTCACTGCCAGGGTGTTCCTGGTTTTATGCTAGAAAAAGCTGTTAGAGACTCTGCGATTGAGTTTTGCAAAAGAACGGGCGTTTATATTCCAGAAGCTGAAGAAATAGTTATCTCGGCTGGGCTTAGTGATTACGACCTAACGTTACCGGCGGGAACTGAGCTGAACTACATCACCGATATATTTGCGAACACAACTCGTCTCAGTCCGATCAGTTATAGCGAACTCCTTCACAAAATTGGCGACGGCACGGTTCGAGGAACTCCTGCCTATTACAGCCAGAGGGACAATACGAGTTTCTTTTTAGCGCCTATACCAGCAGAAACCGACACGCTACGAGTGCTTTACAGCCTGAAGCCTTCAGCTACTAGCACCAGCATTCCTGACACCATAGGCAAAGAGCATAGAGAAACAATTACTGAAGGCGCATTGTTCAGGCTACAGATGACGCCAGACCAACCTTTCACTAATCTCAACCTCGCCGCAGTCAAGAAACAGCTCTTTGACAGAGAGGTAGCTAAGACGGTTAGACAAGTGAAGTTCGGGTTTTCTGGTGGAAATTTAACGATCCGCAAGAGGGAGTTCATCTAATGGCATATTCAGAAACTCTCAACCTGGTTGCTGGCGACACGTTGCCCGAATTGACGTTTACATTGAAAAACAGTCACGAAGCAGCGGCTGGAAAGGTGTTGGACCCAGAAGATAGCACAACGTGGGCAGCGATTAACGTGACGGGAGCCACCGTAAAGCTTCGTTTGCGAGAGATAGGCAGCACTACAGTTAAAAGTACGTTGACCTGCACACTCACTACTCCCGCAGCTGGCGAAGTTAGCACGAACTTTCCTGCCGGCACACTAGATACAGCAGGAACTTTCGAAGGAGAGATCGAAATCACTTTTAGCTCTGGTGGTATTCAGACCGTCTACGACCTCATCAGGTTGAAGGTCAGGAGCGATTTTGACTAAGAAGGGAATTGTAACATTTGCGAACCTTAAAGCCGAGGTTGCGTACCAGTTTGCGCGTGGTGAAATCACCTGGGAAGAGGTACGAGCGACAGGGATAGACCTGAACTACTCTTCGCTGAACCGATACCTTGATGACCTCCTGCTGCTGGGAGATACCACAGCTTTAGCTTTCGGCAAGATAGAGACTGAAACGTTAGCCCTAAGCGATACTCAGGAACTCAGCTTACAGAAGCAAATTAGCGATGCGTTATCAGTGTCCGATAACGTCGATATTGTGTTAATCATTCAGAGATCGTACTCAGATTCGTCTGCGATTTCAGACGTAGCAGTGATAGCTGTAGAGAAGGGACTCACAGAGACCCTGTCTGTTGCAGAGCTTCTGTCAATGGCAGTTTCTTTGTCGAAGGCAGACGCAACTTCATTCTCAGACACGCAAGCTATAACGGCGGGAAAATCACTAAGTGACAGCTTAGGTGTAGCAGAATCATTTTCTCGCTTAGTCGAATACAGCCGTAATTTCACAGACGCAACGTCATTCTCAGACACCCAATCTCTTACAGCGGGAAAATCACTAAGCGACAGCTTGAGTGTAGCAGAATTATTTTCTCGCACAGCTATATACAACCGTAACCCCACTGACGCAACTTCATTCTCAGACACGCAATCTCTTATAGCTGGAAAAGCACTAAGTGACAGCTTGAGTGTAGGAGAATCATTTAGTCGCGTTGGTACATACAGTCGTTCTTTCGATGACGCTTTTAGCCTCGATGACCTTGAAACGCATACGAACACAGCAATCGTTAACAAGACAAACGTCTTCGGTTTTAACGATAGCTTCACTCACGTTTTGGAACGACAGAACCGCGCAGTACTGAATACTTCAGCCTTAAACACTTTTGCTTTTAACTCAAAATAGAGGAACAAAACAATGTTCGATTCATCTTTAAAACTCACCGGTCATCTCTCTGTTTCGATTAACGGAGAAGTGGTGCAGGAGATTCCAAATCTTGTAGTTACTACAGGAAAAAACTATGTCGCCAGCCGCATGAAAGACGCTACGGCAACCGCGATGTCACATATCGCGATTGGTACTGGCAGTAGTGCCGCAGCAGCGGGAGACACTACGCTCGGCACAGAGGCAGCGCGTGTTGCACTCACATCAACAACCGTTTCGACAAATACAGTGACATACGTGGGAACTTTTGCCGCAGGGAGTGGAACTGGATCAATCACGGAGAGCGGTATTTTTAACGCATCAAGTGCTGGCACTTTGTTGTGCCGGACTGTTTTTGGAGTCGTTTCAAAAGCTTCTTCGGACCAAATGTCGATCACCTGGGTAATAACCGCGTCCTAAGGAGTACCTGCGATGGGTGTTAAGTTCGCAAATAATTTTGAGACAACCATTAGTGGTTCGATCAATAGCAGCGTTACAACTATCGCCATTACTAGCGCTACGGGATTTCCGTCCCTTGGACTTGGTGATTACGCTTACTGCACTTTGCAAAAAGAGTTGCCGGCTACACATGAGATCGTAAAAGTAACGGCAATATCTGGCACCAGTTTAACCGTTGTTCGAGCGCAGGAGGGTACTTCTGCTTCTGCTTTTGCCGATGGCGATGCGTTTGAGCTTCGAATAACGGCGACCGGTCTTACCGAAATTGCTACCAGTGCCACGCTGGCAGCAGTTCTCCTCGCTGGTAGTACCACTGGCGGCACCGATATGTTGGCAAGCACCGATGATAAGGTGCAGTTCCGCGATTCCCAGATTTTTATAAACAGTAGTGTCGATTCCCAGCTCGATATTGTTGCCGATGGAGAGATACAGATTGCAGCCCCGACTGTCGATCTCAATGGTGATTTAGATGTTAGCGGAACAGCCACGGCTGCTGCTTTCGCAGGTCCACTCACTGGTAATGCAACAACGGCTACAGCTTTAGCCAATGCAAGGACTATTGGCGGAGTATCTTTTGACGGCTCGGCTAACATTAACTTACCTGGAGTTAATGCAGCAGGTAATCAAAACACTTCAGGAGCTGCTGCAACAGTTACAGGTGCCGCTCAACCTAATATCACCTCTTTAGGAACACTCACAACATTAACATCAGGTGTGGCTACTTTTAATGGGGCGGTAAAAGTAACTGGTCAAAACCTTGCGCACTCTGCAAATACTTTAGCAATCGGACAGGAAGGTTCAGGTGTTGCACAATTAAGAGCATACGGTCCAGACGGAACAACTAGCGGGCAATTCCAATTTGTTGTTACTGCAAGTGACGGTACGCCTTCACTAGTTGCTTTAGCTATAGCCGGAGACGGCTACGTTCATATGGCGGGAGCCGCAGATGTTCGGCTCACTTTAGGTAGCCAAGGTACAGCAGGGCAAAACTCTGCAAACTGGATTAGAGGTAATGGAACTTCTTTAAGTTACAACGCAGCGTCTGCCAATCATATATGGGAGATTGGCGGCGCTGAAAAGATGCGCATAGCATCCGCAGGTCAAATCGGAATTGGTGGAACAAACTACGGATCAGATGGACAAGTATTAACTTCAACAGGAGCAAGTAGCGCACCAGCTTGGGAAGATGCGCAGGTCGGTGATATCACAGGAGTAACAGCAGGATCAGGAATGTCGGGTGGTGGAACATCTGGAACTGTCACGCTTACTAATGCTGGCGTAACCTCTATTGTAGCTGGTTCTAATGTATCCATTAGTGGTGCTACCGGCGCTGTTACAATCACAAGTACAGACACGAATACCACTTATTCAGTTGGTGATGGTGGTCTGACAACCAATGACTTTACAAATGCAGACCATTCTAAATTAAACGGAATAGCTGCGAGTGCAACAAATACCGCAGCTCCTTATTACACTTCAGCTATTGCGGTTGGAGCTGGTGGATTAACTCAGCAGAACTTTACTACTACTCTAAAGAATAAACTTGACGGCATTGCTGCTAGTGCGAATAACTACACTTTCCCTTATTCATTTGCTTCTTCAGCGACAGCCAATGCAGTAGTTCGGTATGATGGCTGGGGTTACTTAAATGCTAGTTACATAAGCACAACGCCAAATACTGTAACGAGTGGTATTACTAAAATTTTAGTTGAGGCAAGTAGTGACGGCTATATTAGGCATGGTAGTGCCGCTGGTGTTCGTTCATTCCTTAACGTAGAAAATGGAGCTACCGCAGATCAAACAGCGGCTCAGATATTAGCCGCTATAAAGACAGTAGATGGTTCAGGTTCTGGTTTAGATGCTGACACACTTGATGGACAAGATAGCGCAGTATACTTCAAGGGTGTTTCCAATGTATCTGGTTGGCAAAACAGTAACGCTAATTTCAGTGTGCGAACTGGTAGCGGAAGTAGTGGATTACACATGGAAGGGTCCGGTGGTCAGTTTGGATTCCAACTCTACGGTGATGGAACAAATTACGGATTCTTAGATGGAGAGTGGGCTAGCTGGGATATACAAAAAGTAACAAACGGTGCTTTTAAAGTCGACGAGGGTTCGGGTCTAAAGCGAGTTCTGAACGAAGCTAACTGGTCTGCTTATGTAACAGCAGGTGGTGCTTATAACGAGTGGGCAATTAAGGTCAGCAACTACACCGCCGTCACCAAAGACCAACTGATATGCAATTCGCAATCAGCATTTACAGTTACTTTACCCTCAAGCCCGAGTGCTGGAGATACGGTCGTTTTGAAGAACGTCGCCGCCGGTTTAATCACAATAGGTAGAAATGGCTCGAATATAAATAGTGCTGCCGAAGACGCTACGTTGCCATTGGGCAACGCAGCCCAATTAGTCTATGTTGCTTCGGCAATCGGCTGGACGGTACTCTAGGAGAAAATTATGGCAGTAATAGGTAGCGGTCGCGCGTTCCCGCAAATAACGATCACTAACTCCCAGACCTGGACTCCTCCAATGTCTGGTAACGTGTGCATTCATGTTGTTGGGGCTGGTGGCGGCGCGTGTGCATCCACCAACTACGCTACAGGTGGCGGGGCAGGTGGATACTGTAAATATAACAGTCTGGCAGTGACTCCTGCAAATAATCTAACGATTGTCGTGGGCGCTGGTGGAAGAGGGGGAATAGGGTCGGCGAATACGGGGTATCCAGGGTTAGCCGGAGGAAATAGTACGGTATCGGGAACTGGGCTGTCAAGTACCCTCACCGCTAACGGTGGAGCAGGTGGACCAACTGGGTTTAGTAATGGCACTGGATCGGGTGGAACAGCATCTGGCGGTAATGTTAACAACCAAGGAGGCTCCTGTCCGTCGTACCAGATCAGTCAAGGCGGCTCTGTAGGAATTTATGGAACGGGAGAAGATGGGTCAACTGGTCATGGTCAAGCAAATGATTATACGGTGCCAGACTCCGCTGGTGGTGGGCTAGCCATGTCGCAATTTGGCGTAATCGTCGGCGGGACTAAAGTGGGTAATATGCGTCTGACAGCGGGTAGTGGTAAGGAGGGGTTTGGTTTTGTGGGGCTGGATGGTGGGGACTTGATGGGCGGCGGCTCTAACAGGACATCCGACTGGCATGGGGCTGGCGGCAACGGCGGAATCGGCGGGGGTGGTGGAGGATCGAACAGCTATAGCGGCTATGGCGGAAGGGGCGGTGATGGCATCGTTCTTATTCAATACTTGCCTTGGTAACAGGAGAAAAATATGAGTAGTTTATGGATTATTAAGGATGCTGCCGGAAACATTACCAATCCAGGGATCAAGGCAACGGAAGAATTTGTTTCTGCAAATTTCGACCATTATGAAGCTGCCGTGGGGGCAGTGGAACCAGAGCCTACCGTAGAAGAAACCGCAAGACAGTGGAGAGATGGGGAGTTGGCGCGCACGGACCACATTGTGCCGCTTAGTGACCACCCACAACGTGCGGCTTATATATCGTATAGGGCTGAATTACGTGACTGGCCCGCTGACGCAGAAAATTTCCCAGACACCATACCGACTTTATAAAGGACTTAAGCTATGATTATTTTTTCTGATTCAGAAATGGCAGCAATGATCACGATTATTCGTGATTCAGACATCCAAGGAAGCGCAGCCAGGCTCATCGTTAAGATTGAAGATAAGCTCATTGCGGCTGTAAAACTGGTGCAGGATGATCTCGAACCTGAAACACCTGTTAGTGATCTTGAATACGAAGTGTCTTTCGATGCAACTGAGCTGAATGCAATTGTGCAGTTGACAACGTCTACCAAAGTAAAAGGGTCTTCTGCAAGAGCGATTGCCTCACTTCTCGATAAGCTTGAACCCGTAGTGGCACAAGAGGTCGAGCAGCAGGTGCAAGCGGCATCATAGTGTTAATTGAATCACTGATCAGCCCTGTCGCAGGACTTCTCGATAAGTTCATAGAGGACAAGGACCAGCGGAATGCGCTGGCTCACGAAATCAGCACGATGGCAGAGCGCCACGCGCAAGACCTGGCTAAAGGTCAGCTTGAAGTAAACAAAGTGGAAGCGGCGTCAAAGTCTCTCTTCGTTGCCGGATGGCGTCCGGCTGTTGGATGGTCATGCTGTTTTGCGCTTGTTTATTCTACGATTTTATCTCCTATATTAAGCATCTGGTTCACTGTACCGCCTGTAGATAGTTCCTTGTTGACTACGGTACTGATGGGAATGTTGGGTCTTGGTGCGCTGAGAAGCGCAGAAAAAATCAAAAATGTTGCACGGGAGAAATAGGTGAGCGGAGTTAAAGTCCAAGGTTTTGGCGGCAAAGCTCCAAAAATGTTTGCGAGGATGCTGCCACAGGAGATGGCTCAGGTAGCTACCAACACCAGATTGGATAGCGGAAGGCTTGAGGGGTGGAAGGCTAACGCATCAGCTTCTATAACGCCGGTTTTTAGTTACAGCATTACAGCAAACACCAAGACACTGTTCAAATACAGCACGATATGGATAGGCTCGAACGATGAGCTTGATTTCATAAGATCTCCTATTGCAGAAGACCCTTGGGATAGAATTTATTATACCGGTGAAACCCCTTGCCCGAAGATGACCACGCCGACCCTTGTTGCCACCGGAAACTCATACCGGCTTGGTATTCCTGCACCCGTTCAGTTCACAACAGCACCAGCATTGGACCCAACCACCAGCGCAAACCTTGACACCGAAGAAGCAAAAAGTGTCAGCTACATCTACACTTACGTCTCAGCTTACGGCGAAGAAGGACCACCGATAGCAGCGGAGATATCGCACATTCTCGATAAGCGTTCAGATCAAAGCGTTGAAATTACATTCCCGTCGGTGGTCGCGCCAAATTCAAACATTGCGATGAAAAGAATATATAGAACAGATTCGAGCGGGACATTTAGAAGAGTGGATGAGACTGCGCTAGGTTCATATACCGACAGCATACCTGACGCTGCTTTAGGCGAAGCGATTCCGACAACTACCCATGTTGCGCCGCCAGATGATAACGCTACCAATCATCCAGATGGTCCCATGCTGGGACTTATCAGTCTGCCCAACGGCATCACGGCTGGCTTTTCAGGAAAGACAGTCTGCTTTAGTGAAGCATTTCTGCCTCACGCATACCCTGTAGCGAACAGGCTGACCGTGAAAAGTGACATTGTTGGTTTGGCTCCGATGACTAACGGCGTTCTAGTGCTTACTAAAGAAAAGCCAGCAATGATATCGGGTCTAGATCCCAGGTCGATGTCTATGACAGAAATAGACTCAACGCTGTCATGTGTGAGCAAGCGGTCGATAGTCGATATGGGTTCTTTCGTTCTTTACGCCTCACCTGACGGATTGGTAAAAGCCACAGAACAAGGTCTAAGCCTGATAACGGAGCCGCTACTCTCAAGAGATCAATGGCAAGCTCTGACGCCAACCAGCATCACTGCGTATCAGTACGAAGGTCATTATGTCGCTTTCTACAATGACGGAACCGAGTCAAAAGGTTTTATCTTAGATCCTCGCGGAGGGACAGACGCCTACGTCAAGTTAGATTTCCACGCGACAGCGGGATTCAACGATCTTGAAAACGATCAACTCTATTTAGTGGTTGGAGGTACTGTCGTTAAGTTTGCTGGTAGCAGTACGGCACTGACCTACACATGGCGTTCTAAAAAGTTTTACAGCGAAAGACCGGTCAACATGGGCGTAGCGAAAGTCGATATCGAAGGTAGCGGCACGGTCACCATGAAGTTGTACGCTGACGGCGCTCTAAAGCACACGCAAACCGTTTTGAACTCCAACGTTTTCCGGTTGCCTAGCGGATATAAATCTACGGAATTCGAGTTTGAGCTTACATCCACGGTCCCAATAAATTCTGTATGTGTTTACGAAACGGCAGTAGAAATCGGTGGGGGATAAGCCCAAAGTTGCAAATATGGATGTACCCTCCTCTTTCCAGCAACAGGAAAGACGGTTTGCGGAATCCGTAAAAGAGAATGTTGATATCCTTACCGGTCAGAGAGGCGACTCTTTAGACAGGGCTATTACGTTTCGGGATTTGCTAGACGCTGGCGTGATCCAGTTTAAGAGCGGATTCGGTCCAGGTGGACCTGATCCAACGGTAGAACCCACACCTCCTTACCTAGATGTAGACATCCCCCCTGCTCCTGAAAACCTTACAGCCACAGGGGCGTTTAGAATTATTGTTCTGAGCTGGACAATGGTCAAGTACCGAGGTCACGACTATTTCGAAGTTTTCAGAAACACAAGCGATGACATATCAACCGCCAACGTTCATACAAGGGTTCCAGGTTATACAAATATTTACGCAGATAACATCGGAACGTCAGATGGTAGCGCACAAACATTTTACTATTGGGTTAGAGCGGTCAACAAAAATGGTGTTGAAGGACCGTTTAACGCTGTCGCAGGAACAGAAGGGACAACGCAGACTGACGTAGATGTGTTGATAGATACCATCGAGGGGGAGATTCTGGAAAGCTCTCTCAACACTGAGCTTCAAGCAACAATAAACAAGATTGATCCTACAGAAGCTGTCGTTACGAACATGAAAGATCTGTATAGCGTGAAGTTGCAGCATTCCACATCTGACATGACAGGGCAGATAGTTCCGACTACGGGAGCACTGAATGCACAGACCGGCACTTCCACTGTTTACTGCAATCATAGTAGTTTCACAAATACGCTGGCAGTTGGAGATATCGTTACTATTTCTGGTGCCACAGGGCTTGGTGGTGCCATTACAGCAGCCATGCTCAATGGTAGGCACATCATAAAAGGGACTACCGCCCTAGCCTTTCGTTTTACCGTAGAGGACGGCACCGTGGATTTTGACGGGTCCGCTCAAGCTGTCATTGCGACCGAAGACGACACAGGAAATGGAGGAGGTTCAGTCGTTCTCACCTTCCAGGTGCCTTACGTTACCGGCTTTGGTTTGTCGCACTACGAAGATGCCAACGGAAACCCAACATCAGCCTTTATCGTTAACGCAGAAAAATTTGCCGTTGTTGCCCCGAATAACGCCTCAAGAATTACAGGTGAGGACGCCACCAAGATGCCGTTTTATGTGACAACGACAGCGACAACAGACGCAACAACGGGCATTACTATTCCTGCCGGTGTTTACATGAGGAATGCTTTCATTTCAAAAGCAAACATTGTAAATCTGATTGCGGGTAATGTTGCAGCAGACGCTATACGGGCAGGAATGATAGCGTCAGGGACATCAATACTGACCCCTTCCATTAACATGGGTTCTCTTAACGCCCCAGATGCAAATCGTCCATGGGATTGGACTATAGACAACAGCAGTACCAGGTATACAAATTTCTCTGTGTCAACCGGCGGCGAGATGCATGCCAACTACGGCAGGTTGAGAGGGATGGATATCAGGGCTGCTGACGATACAGTCCTACTACGGGCTGGTGGGGCGATTCTAGGTACTGGTGGATCTCTGATTAACAACGGAGATTTTTCTGGTGAGATAAACTCGGCAGGAGCTGTTGAATACGGAAACGGCTGGAACTCAAGCGGAACGGTTA